AGATCACTCCCAGTAAATGAAAAGTTGAGTCCAAGCGGGGGCAGGGCGTGTTTAATTTTATTAAACACAACCTTCTGCCTTGGAGAGAGTAGGAGGGTAGATCGATGACCGAGCAACCGAGCAATGTCAACAAAATTATTGTTAGACATCTCACGCCACTTGTATTGTGGCGTTGTTGCTGTGCAGGTTATAACCTTACCTGCAAACTCACAAATCTGATTTGAGCTCAAACTCTTATCAGGTGAGTACGGACATCCCCACTGTTCAAGGGTCTGGATGTAACGATGAAACAAATTGTCATCAAGGATGACAACATCGTCACCAAGAACGAAGAATTTATCCTCGAACTTGAAATCATTCAGGCACCAGAGTAACATACCGTGAGACACTGTAAAAACAGCAAAGCTAGGATACAGCCCCAAGGGCTGCCCTCGCAACCACGAGACTTTCCCAATAGGGGAAGACCAAGTGGATCTCGCCAGGATCTCGAATAGATCAAGGTCAGGAATGTTACCGAAAAGGGCTCTCATAACAGCAGATTGAAATTCCAAAGGGAAATAATCTGTAGCAGAGGAGAGATCAACGGAATGAACCGTTGAACCTTTTCGAAAGTGGTCTTGCAAAACTTTGACAGGTTTTGCCTGATCATGGGTGCAATCCCATGGAAGGTGGTAGGCAATTCGATACACTGCGGAACCAAAATGCTTAAGAGCAAGTTGGTAAACCAGGAGGGGTGACGCTACCGAGCGTAACTTACCTCCGGGCTCTTGCAGGAACGCGACCCTACCACCAACGACCTCTCGGGGATCTACAATCGCTTCCATCCAGCTACCACAGCTGAATGAGGTCATGTAGTCAAGCCCTTCAGAGACCTTTCGAAAAAGGTCATTAAACTGATAGGCCAGTGTACGTCCTGAAACTGTTTCTAAGAAACAGTCCCAGTCCTGCCGGATATGACTATCCTGAGGAACAGAGCGGGAACCTTGAGGTTTCCTCTTTGACGACGAACCCCGAAACAGAAGGAGACTAACATCCTCTGAACGGTCAACAGCATGATGTCCAAACGTTCTGCGGATCATAACATAGTTATGACCAAAGCCCTGTGAAATCACAGGCGGTGAAGCCGATAAGGCTTCAGTGAATTTCTTCACTTGCGTTTTTGTCGGTTTACTATGTACAAACATAGTATAAAGCATCAGAGCTTGAATTCCTTTACAGAAATTCCGCTCTGACCTTAAACTCCAGCGGATTAAACCGCCGAAGCAACCGGCAAGCTTACCTCTCCTGTTCTTCGCAGAACCGGAGATCGGTAGTAAGCCTGCACGCAACCGGTAGAGATCAACCTTAAGCGCTTTGAGGCGCCTAATAGTCCACTCTACACCAGAACATTTGACCCAACGTGTAACAGTTGATACAATCTCCTGTTGGTAACACGTTGGAATGTCAATCACCCAAAGGCGTTTCCGTAAACCCTGTTCTAATGACTCAATAGTCATGGTTCACCTTTCCTTTGAAAGGGTCCCCTATAGAATAGGGCCGACGTGGCACCTATGGGTCGGTCTCGATCCACTAAGTTAAGTACATTCACTAGGAATTCTCAACTTTCTTAACCTTCTTGTCCTCAATAGGGCTGATCTCTCGGCCATATGGTTGAAAAACAACATGTTTATCCAACCCCTCGAGCGAATTGCACGGGGTGATCGCAAGGTCTTCAGGAGAAAGGTAAAACAGATACTTCTCTGATCCAACATGGATTTCAAGAAGGATTCTGGTATCCACCTCATCACTTTCGAATAAATCGTCAGTGCGTGGGGGGGCACATATTATGTAGATTGGCATGCCTTTCGGCTTAGCCTTCTTCATATTACTTGCCATTTCC